CCAGCGGGAACAGGGGACGGTTGCTCAACCGCTTGTTGGGCCCCAGCAGGAGGAACTGGTTGCGGCTGTGGCGTAAAGACTTCTTCAATGACGTCCTCTAGTGCCTGTCCCTTTTGGCGTGCCTTAATGACAGCCGCAATCTGACGCACAACTTCAGAAGCGTCCTGGCCTTGCATAGCCATCTGTGGTATCGCTTGAGAGAGTGCATTAATGGAACCGAGAAGCGATGCTCGCATACTCTCGATTTCAATCTTTTCTACTTCTTGGGTTACATTAACTGTGAATGGAAGTTCACGCATTGCCATATCCTTGGAGATAAGTCCACCACCAAGTGCTTGCAACATAAAGATAAGTCCCTGTGCAGGGTTAAGTCCTGCCAACATACCATAACGAACATCGGCTGAGTAGTCACCCTTAATGTCCTTCTTAGGAGCGTATGTGATTTCATATGGTGAACCTGAGTCTACACCACGAATTGTCTTTTCATCTGGGAAAATTAATTCATCAACTTGGAAACAAAGTTGGATTACATCGCGCAGCGCTGATGCAAAGATTGCTTGTGCTGACTTAACCTGTGTATCAAAGGCTCCCATAAGAGCCTGTACACCTTGGCCAGTAACAACTGAGGCGCTGATGTTTCCTGTGCGTGATTCAGGGTAACGTGTACCAACACGCAACTCTTGACCAAGCAATGTCTGCTCAGTAAACGCGCCTGGCGGAATATTAAGTTCTACGCGTCGGACGCCTGCTGGATTTGCAGTACGAATAACAGCGTCGCCACCAAGCTGCAACTCTTGTACATCTTGTGGAAGTACAATAGGAGCTTGTACAGATTTTTCTGCAGCTTCCATTGCGAGCAACGCAAAGCGGTTGCGAAGCAACTGGATACCGAGGACGTCATCAAACTGTCCACGCAGTTCATCATCAATAGATGGCTTACGGGCTACTACAACCATCATCTTACCCAATGGATTCGTAGCACGTGATAGTACTAAGTTATTCTTTGTAGGGATGTAGATGATTGATTGGTCTTTGTCGTAGTAACGAATCATTTCAACCTGAGTATTTAAGTCTTGCTTGTAGCCAAAGCCACCTAACAAGGAGTACTCGTACTCAGGATATAATGCGACTAACTCAGCCAAAGATGTCATGTAGCGCTTTGCAAAGGCAATGCAGCGTCCGTAGCGGTCGAATTCTGGGTAAGCACCCACAGGGTTTTCTAGGCGGATGCGCGGCAACTTTGCTTCCTCATCCATTTCAATAAAGAATGGGAGGAAACCGTAAGTGATATACCAGTCTGCACCTTGGTACATATGTACCGCAAGGTCAGAGTGTGAAAAATAATTAGAGGCGATACGTGTACGCTTGTCAGCAAACGAACGTGCTCTATCTGAAACAGAGTTGGCAGCCGAACAGTTGACCGCAGGTAGCGGTGCCATAACTTCTGACAGGTCGCTTGCGACAACGTCAATAAAGTTTGCAACTACGTTAGCATCTACACCGTCTGGAAAGAAGTCAGGATAGACAGATGCAATGTTACCCTTGCGGACCGAAAGAACGTCGAGGTTGCGACCGTCGCGTTCAGCGTTGCGGAAGCGAAGGTTCTCGACTCTCGCCGCAACTTGTTCGATTGATAATGCCATTGTTATCCTAACTATAAGTTTCTTGCCATTGCTCAGCGAATGCTTCGTCTAAGTTCAATGACATTCTGCTTTGCTTTTGGTATCTGGTTGCCCAGCGATTATTTTGGAACTGACCAACCTTGCTGCCTTGTTGCATTAATTCGCGGATGCGAATGATAGCAAACCATAAAGCCATCACGCAGTCAGTGGGGTTCTTAGTATCGGGCTTCCAGGTGATGAGTTGCTGTACAAGAGACTTAAGTCCCTCTGAGCCTTCGTTGCTTGGTAGTTCGATTAGACCGTTGTCTTGGTAGCGACCATCATGTATAGTACCAAAAAGGCTAGACATAGATGCTACACCGAAAGATGTGTCCCACTTATTCTTACCAGTAAAGTGTGAGTTTAACTGGCAGCCGTAGGTAGCCAGATAGTTACGCAGGTCAGTGTCCATAGCGTAGTACTTCTGGTGTGCGTTGATTTCCACACGAAACTCTTGAGGGCTATACTTCTCGACCCACTCACGAATTAGAGCGTTCTCCTTTTGAGGAGTAGGGTCTGCCATATTGACGCAGTCAAGTACATAGATTGTACTATCGTCGCGGTTAAGAGTTACGGCTACAAATGCTGAACGGCCAGATACGGCAGGGTCAAAGCCAATTACTGTGTAGGTCGAGCCTGCTCTGGATGGGTGCCCTGGAGCACCAGGTTTAAGCGGTCCACGCTTTCGCATACCGTTAACACATCCTGCAACTGCTGTTGGCGAGAATATGGAATCGGACTGGACGTCTTCTTGTTGGTAGACCATAGCCCAGACAGATGCCGCAACTTCAGAGCGGCGCGTAAAAAGCGAGGGTCCATCCCATTTCGGATAAAGTCCATTTTCGTCAGGCTCATCAATCTCGTTTTCCTGCATAGTGGTCTTAGGCCACAGCGTCCTCCAGTTATCAGGCTTCTCGTCAAACTGAAGTACGGCAGGCATTGCAAAGTAAGTAAAGGGAGATTTGCCACCAGACCACTGTTGAGGGTCACGTAGCATTTTGTATAGGTCAATTGGTGCAACTCGAGTGCCAACGATAATTAATTTACCATGTCGCCCAAGGCGGGTAATAACTTCCTTTTGAATCCACTCGAGCTGCTTTTCCCACTCGTGAGCGTTTGAGCCCATCACAGCATCGTCGATAATAATCAGGTCAGCGCGAGCACCGTAAATCTGTGAGCCCATACCTAGGGCTTGGACCGTAGGGTCCTTTTCGCCAGAGTCGCGTCCTGTTCCCAGATAAATCATGTCAGCAGACCATTGTGTTGAGTCTGCCTTGTACCCTCCATTTGGGCCGAAGGCTACTTGGAGTTTGGTGAAGGCTGGGTGGGAAAGTCTTGTTTTGATTGCGCCAAGGAATTTGCGAGCCATACCCTGAGTCTTAGAAACAATAATGACTCGCGCATTGGGGTTGGTAACAATCTTATAAACGACGTAGTTAGTCGTAATGACCGTACTCTTAGCATGCTCAGGCGGTACGTTAATCAGTACACGGTTGGCAGCTCCTGGCTCGTAGGTCATGGCTGGGTCTAACCAGCGGGGCTCACGGCCCTCAATCAGGTCGACCCAATCAAGGTGATGCTCGAAGAGTTTAGTATCTAGGAACTGCTCAGAGAAGTCGGGAAAGGAAATATCTCCCAGCTCCTTTAGGTCAGTCTTGATGCCTTTACCCTCGAGGCGAGCAGCCTCGGCACGTGCTTTGAACTCAGGGTCAGTTGCTGACCATTGGCGGAATGCCACATCTGAGCGGCCGACAGAGGCCATAGCCTGGGTAATCGTGCTACCCTGACTCAGTTGCTGCAAGGCCTTCTCTTGCGCCTCGCGCTTAGGGATATTCTGAATCCCAGGTTTTCTACCCATCAGTTGTCCCCATCATTTACAGTCATTTAACGCTGGCCGATTAACGGCAGAACTTCCCCATATTATTATATATTATATTATATATAGGAGTCGCGGAGTCTTAAACGGAGCGACTCCGTATATGTATTTCTATACATATAAGATAACCTGTTCAAATCGTAAAACCGAACAACCAAATCAAATATATTTTAAAAGCCCTGGTCAGGGCTATAATTAGGGGTATCTAACTTATATGGCAGGGGGGTATAATTATATAACAGAAATTTTTATTGGGATACTATATACCCCCTGCCTACTCAAAAAAAATCATCTGGGGTCATAATTGTCGATTTGTCGATAAATAGATAAAGAGATTAAGCGGTTTAGGTATTTATCTACATACAGACACTCTACCCACACACAGGGGGCTCACAGGAAACTCTCAGTTAATTCTCAGACTTGGGGGGCTATAATAATTCTCAGATAATTCTCAGGTAACTCTCAGACTAGCAAGGTGTGACCCACATCACAGGTAACTCTCAGGGTTCTCTCAGGAAACTTACAGGAAACTCCCAGCGAAACGTTATCTAATCGTTACCTAATTTCCCCTATTTCGACTTGACACGCCTAGACTCATGGTGTAAAGTTTCACTTGTCATCAGATAGAGAGTGACCCTCTCAAAAGATAACACGACACGCCGATAGTCTGATAGACTTGACAAGCGAGTCAGAGAGTGATAGATTACTCTCAACAAGTGAAAGACCTAGCGAAAGTTAGAGCGTCACCACTTGACAAGTCAATAGAGACATGATAGGCTTGACTCGTTACTTAGTAGCAGACCCGCGGGGTTGAGTAACACGACTCTATTGTGTCTAACTTGACAAGTCGCGTAGCGTAGGCTATACTAGGCTCGTAACCTAGCGCGACACTAGACCTAGCATGGTGCTAGTCTAAGCATGAGAGGATAGATAGACATGACCTATAACCCCTACGGGGGTGGTAGTGGTAGTATAGTGGTAACGCCACGCAAGGTTCAAGCAACCGATAGACGCTTGGGCACGATAGGCGCACGACTAACTAACACTAAGCATGGCAAGGCTGTACGCCGTACACGCCCTCGCCACGCCGTAACGACCAACCGCCCTAAGGTTGAGCGCGTACTACCAACCCTAAGCATTGAGGAACAGGAACGCCTAGCCCGCGCCCTAGCACTTAGCGAACGCGAACGCGAGTTCCGCGCCACGCTACCCAGCGTCCACATAGACGCGAACGATTAAGATTAGCCACGCCCGATAGCGGGGGTAAGTCTAGGTTCAAGCCCTAGCGTGGCACGACTTGACAAGCCGTCAAGCCTATGGTAAGATACTCTTATCATAACAGAGAGAGGTTAGACATGACACTTTCAACAGGTGACATGTTCGCCC